TAGCCTCTTCATCGTAGTACACGCCTTTGCCCTGGGTGACGGTGACATCGTAGTCTTTGCTGTCATAAGCAGCCTCGAAGATGCCGGAGTTACCAGCGGTCATGGCAAGGTCTTCAACAGAACCTGTTGCTTTGTAAACATGGACTGTTTTCTTCATACCCGGGTTCTCTGCCAGGCTGTAGTCCGGTGTAAGATAGTTTGCAAGGTCCACTTTCGTGGATAAGATGCTCTCGTATTTGTTCTCTAATACGAAATTAGCGTATGCTGAATTAGACATAGTTCTTAGTTCTCCTTTACTTTGTCAGTTGGTTGTAAAGGTCAGGATTGGTCCTGTATAGTTCTGCCTGTTCCGTTAAGGTCATCTGGGCGAATTTCTCTTTGGTGATCGCCTCATCCGGTGGGAGGTTCTTCTTTGGGTTGTAAGAACCCATGCGTTTCTCCACCTCCGCCTTGACGGAATCCTTGAAGGCTTTTTCCAGCACCTTGATGTTCTCGTTCATCGTTTCGGCATCCTCTGCCACCACGAAATCAACTAATGCTAAGGACAAGCCTTTCTCCGACAGGATCTTTCCTGCCTCGTTTTTGTTCTCTGCGAGGGTCAGTTCCCTCTCTTTTTCGGCAATGGCTCGCTCACGTTGTTCCAGCTCGTACTCATATTTCTCCTGAGCATTCATCCTTCCGAGCTTTTCGGCTTCACGCTCTTTCACCTTTGCCTTCTCTTCTGCCTTCTTCAAGGCAGCGGTTACACGCCGATCGGATTCGGACTGCAGTAATGCGTCCACTTCTTCCTGCGTGTAGGTCTTCGGACCCTCTTCTTCCTGAGTTTCCGGTGTTACGTTGGTGTTTTCTTCTGCCATATTTAGTTTTCCTTTCTGAGTTCTACATATACATGCATATACTTACGTAGCCCTCGATACTGAGTTCCTTTTAGGCCCTCTTTTTCGTGTAAAATAAATCCTCCCACGGAAGTGGGATGGAATTAACGTAAGGAATAATGGTGCAGCGGCAGTTCGGGTGGAATGGTGGGACATTCACCCCGGGCTCGGCCTCTGCCACCTTATAAATGCCTGGATGGTCTTCTGCGCAGGACCGGCACTCACGCCCCGGATAATCATCGGAATCAACCACCTCGTAATACTCGATGTTGTCCCGGGTGAATTCATCCAGCGTGCTCTGTACCTGAACATGTGCCAGCTCGGTCCGGATCAGGCGCTGCGCCTTGTAGTATGCCGTCTTTATCGGGGCGTCCTCCGCCAGATATTTCTCTGCCAGCGTCTTTGTCAGGTCCTTTGTTCCGGATCCTGTCGCAACGATGTCGAAAAGGCCCTGCTGGAATTCCACCTGCAGGTCTGCCAGGTTTCTCCAAACCCTCTGCGACCAATTCAGGCCATCCACGCACCAGACCGCATTGACGGCCTTCACAGCCGTATCTAATGGGATCTCAACGGAAAATCCGAAGTGCTCCTGCAGGATCCCTGCGTTATCAAGGTACATCTGGATCAGGTGCGGTTCTATTATCTTTATCTGCTGGTGCCCGAGCTTCGTCAGTTCTGCGTTCAGCTCGTTCAACAGATCGTAATAACGTTTATACTTGTACAGGTCGGAAACCAGCAATGTACCGTCCTTTTTGGCTGCAAGTATCTCCTGGTACAGGTCCTTGATCTGCGCCACGATACGCCTTGCCGATGCTTCGTAGGCCTTGGCCATTGCCTTATCCATCTCTTCTGCCTGGATCTCCTGCAGTCTGTTGACCTCTTCAAGCCATCTCGTTGTCCAATAACTCATCTTCTTCCTCCTTTACCGGAGCGAAGTTATATAAATCAACCCGGCTTGCCTCTTTCTCTGCCTCGATCAGTTCCAGCTCTGCGTTCACATCTGTGATGAACGGCAGCTGCGCAAGGAGCGTATGATCCGAAACAAGACCACGAAGGCTGTTGATCTCCTGTGCGATCTCCGTCTGGTTGATAGGAAGGTTCCTGGTAAAGGTGATCTCGACCTCTCGCCACATTGCCTCACCGTCCGTCAGGGTGTTGATGGCTGCAATCAGTTCGATTCTCCTCTGCAGGGCCTTCTTGAAGTTGTTCAGGATCCCCGATGTCTTATTCTCCATTGCCAGCAGTCTGTACCGGATGGCAATGCCGGAGGATGTGCCAAACTGCTCCGATGCGAAGTTCGGGCATGCGCTCATCTCCCGGATCTTGTCTTCCACCGTCTCCAGCAGGTGCTCGATCTCGGTGGTGTTCGTGGCCTTCGTCAGGTACTCTGCCGAATCGCCCTGATCCAGGATGAGTGTCCGGTACTTCTTCATTGCTGCAAGGTCATCTGCATCCGCCTGTGCGCCTTTCAGCACCAGATATGCGTCACAGAACGCATCCCAATCGTCAATACTGTCGCTGATTAGGGAGTTATATGCGTCCTGGAGGCTGAAAACGGTGTCTGCCACGCCTTCCTCTTCCTTGTTCAGGGAGAAGAATGTGACAGGAACCTGTCCGAAGTAGTGCGGAACCCTCTCCAGAAACTCAAATGAGGAGAAGTCCATGGAAGAACGGTACTTCGTGATGTAACGGTCATCATAAACCTCCACCATGTAGTTATCCGTCTGGCTCTCCACCAGATCATCCACCCAGAACCGGACCGCATACAGTAAGTCTCCATTCAGGGTGTTGTCATACACCGGGATGACTTCTCTTGGATCCAGCGTGCGGAAACGCACCTTTTTGTCCTCGTCAATGTAGTAGATCTCCGCAGCTCTGCCGAAGATCAGGCCGTTCCGGAAGAGCTCGGAATCCTCATCCTGCACATCGTTGTAGCTGAGGATGTCTTCCAGGATCTCGAAATGGGATTCCTCATCCGGGTTGGAATACGATACCGGCAGACCGACAGCATAACCTTCGTAGGTGTCCACAATGTTTTTGATGAAGTTGCAGACAATGATGTTGCATGGTCTTGCCTCATCTTCCACGATCTTCTCGAGGATGTGCTGTCTGCCTTCGTAATATCTCCATCTCCTCATCAGGATCGGCAGCTGGTTGGTCTGGTACTCACTCAGGATCTTCCCCAGCCTGTCCGGTGTGAGATAGATCCCCTTCTGCATCATGAATTGTTTCATAGTCCTAAGATTCCCTTATCAATACTTCTCAGCCGGCCTTTGGTGTACAGGTCGCTGTATGCGTACCCGAGTGCGTCAAGGCTGTGGCTGAATTCATGTGTTGTATCATCCGTAAACCTTCCGGTCTTGCGGTCCTTGATGTAGGAGAAGTTGCTCAACTCCATGATCACGTTCTCACAGCGTGGATGCACAATGATCTCGCTGTTCTGCAGGAACATGATCCTGGCATTGACGGAGTTCTGCCCCTTGATACAAGGAACGGCGTTTATATAGTGTTTCCGGAAGAAGTCTATCGTTCTTGGTTCAGCAGAATCGCATTGTATCTTCGTCTTGGAGAGATGCATTAACTCGATCGCCTCTACGAGCTGGTCTAATGTCTGCCCTCTCTTGTAGAATTCGTTGCAGACATAGATCCGTTTATTGGCTGCATCATACTCGGTATCTACGATTGCGCTTGGATCCTGGTATCCAAAGTCCATGCCGGCCCTGTGCTCGCAGTATCCGGCTAACTCTAATTCGTCAAACCCCTGTATTTTCCAATTAGTGTAAACAAGACCATCCGTATCAACTCCCCATTCGCCGTCACAATAGATCCGGGCCTTCTGTGGGTTCCTATCACGGAGTTCTTCCAGAGACCGGATGTACTGTTCGTCCAGGAACGGGTTGTCCTTATACGTGCTGTGGATCAGGATGGAATTCTCCGGAGGATGTTCCCACAGCTCGAATAAATACGAGTTCTTGGATATAGGATTCCATGCAAGTAGAATCTGCTGGTTCTCCCCACCTCTCAAACGCAGGTTGATCTGGTCGATGATGTCCTTCGGAACCTCATACGCCTCTTCCACAAAGATGCACTCCATTGTGACAATGGACAGCAGCTTCTCTTCGTCATCCAGACCAACAAAGATGATTTCGGATCCATTTGGCAACGTGATCCGCATATCCGTCTCCCGGATATTGCAATGCGGTGTCAGTTTCCACTTCTTCAGGATGTCCTTGAACAAAGAAAAACAGGAGTTACGGAGTGTTGTTCCGTATCTCCTGCAGACTGCGAACCGTCCCTGCTTGCTCAAGGCCCTGATCAGGATCTTCTGCGTTATAAAGTAGGATTTGCCGCTGCCGGCTGAACCCATGTAAAGTTCCCAGCGGTGGCTGTAATCAAATAAAAATGGGTAAAACTTCTCCGCAAATATCTTTTTGGAAAAGTTAAGTTCAATCATTTTCGCCTATTGTTATTCTTATATCGTTGCTGTTGATGTCCAGGATGTCCTTCGGTTTCTCCCCGATCGTGTCCCTGATCACCTCAAAAGCCCGGATGTCTCCATCCATGCCTTTCTCCACTATGGCAGCAGATAATCTCTTCTGCACTTCCGGATCTTCCAGCATTGCGATGAGCTCATCTTTCAGGGTCCTTCGCTTCCTTCTGGCTTCTCCGGAGGCAATTCCGCCCTTACGGCCTCGTTCTCTTGCTTCTTCCGTGCTTCGAACCGGTCTTAAGTTTTGCTCATTTGCCATAAATATCACCTCATTTTGTCCAGGAAAGGAGGCCCCGGAGAGGAAAAAATGGAAACCCCTCCGGGGACGATTATGAAAAAGGTCTTTCAAGGACAGTAAAAAGAGACCCGTGCTGTGACACAGGCCTCTTCTTTCGATACCGTTATAACATAAATGATACTGTAAATGACTGTAAACTTATACCCTGTAATGTTTGAGCTGCTCCAATGCTTTCCGGTGTCGATAGTAAATGGCCTCCACGGAGTAATCCATCTCCACCGCAATATCCACAAACTTCATGTGGTTAGCGTATCTCATTTCCAGGATAAGCTTATCCACGGGATCCTCAAGGGAGTTAATGATCTTACAGGCCGTCTCATACATCTCCGCCAATTCGGCGATATCGTCCTGTAATTTCCGCTGCATATCCACGATCCGGACCGCTTTTCCCTCAAACCCTGCATGCTGGGGAGTGGAAGTGACCACACGGTCCTTATCGTAGCGGATGGCCCCCGTTGTAAGGGCAAGTTCCTGCAGCTCTTTTATCTTCTCCTCCTTCTTTTGAATCGAGAGCTGTGCATAATACATTGTGCGCAGGTACTGTTTGGCCGTCATCTACATCACCTCAGTCATTAAAATCGGTATCATCAATGGTCTCGCATAAAGGTCCGTCCGTTGGAAGGCTTGGATCTTCAGGTTTTTCAATCTCCATGATCTCCACGGTGATTCCATCGCCATGACACATGGCGCAATGGACAAATCCTACTGCAGCGGTCCAATCATCGAACCTGTACTCCTGTTCCTGGGTGTATTTAATCCTCTGTTTGATTATCACTAAAAACTTCATCGTTTTCCTCCTTATCATCGACCGTTTCCCGGTCACAAATATCACAATCTCCTACACAAATACCGTGGTCACATTTTTCAGGGCTGTAACGCCATCTCCATGTGCTCATTGTTATTTCCTTTCTGCTCCTCGGAATACAACCACCATACTTGGGAACGGAGCGGTTCCCTTTTCATCATTAAAATGCAGTCTCCCTTTTACAAAGCGGATTTCACTTCTGTTCAAAATAAAGTTGTGAAAATACCTTGTGTCTGTTCTTGACGGAATGAGTAAAACAACAACTGTATTGTCTTGCTGTGCTTCGTAAAAGCATTTTTCAACCCATTTTTCAATCTGTGAGTATGGTGGGTTACAGTACACCGTTTCACCCCCCCAATTTTTCTCCAAACCGTTGTCTGCAATGGTGTAGTGTTTCTCACACTTGCAGTTTTCATTTGTGGAACAAGGGTCAAGGGTAAAATGAAACTCTGCGTCTAACGAATCAAACAAGAATTGCGGTGTACCCCATTCATCCGAATTAGAAGAAAAAATCCCTTTGCTCATAATCTCTCCTTCCAATGCTCCGGATGTGCCTCCTTCGCCTTGTTCTTGATCTCCTGCATCCTCCGGTAGTTATCTTCCTCAGGCCTGATCCGATGGTGTATCGGTCTGTCCGGGATCTCCCGGATCTTCTCCTGCGCCCGGATGATGGCTGCGCTGATCAGGCAGATGACCACAACCGCAATGCCCAGGAACATAAAACCCAGCATCACCCCAAAAGCGATATTAATTACCATGTTTCACCTCCAGCATCTCCCGGATCCTGATCTTCCCCCAATTATTGATAGTCAGTTTCCTGACAGGGCAATCTTCCGGGCATTTCGATGTCTCGTTTTCCTTCCCACAGAACGCTACATGCATACATTTACGGAAAAGGGCAATATTATCACTTGCGATCATACCTTCCCCTCCTTTGTCAGTCTGCCGAGTGCGATCAGGTGGGACCGTGAGATGATGCCGATCTCTGCCTCCAGCTCCTTGATCTGCTGGTCTTTGTCAATGATCATCTGCGCCTGTCTGCGCAGCTGCTCCTTCTGGTCCTCAATTACTTCCTTTAAATCTTCAATTCTCTTATCGTTAATCATTAATTAAAATCTCCTTTCGTTTTTCTCTTTCTTCAAACACTTCCATGCATTCCTCACATTTTCCTCCTGTTTCAAGTATCGGGCAGAGCATATATCCGTCTTCATACTTCTCCACAACCGCCTCAAAACAATCAGTCAATGTTCGTTTGCCATGAACCGGATCCACATATGGCTCCCACAAATTAGCAACCGTTTTCTCCTTCTTTGGTTCCGTCCACATCCTCACCTGTGGGTCTGTTGCTTTTGGATCTGTGGTATAGTCAAGGCAGAAAAGCGTGTCTCCGATCCATTTCGTTCTATGTGATCCTTTTTCTGCCATAGGTCTGCAATACTCTGCCACCTCTCCGCCGTACATTTGAAAGCAGATATTGGTGCATCCTTTGCATTTCCAAGACTTAAGTGCCAACGTGTCCTCCTTCCGGATACCCCCAGAGCATTCCGTTCTGGTCTATCATCGTATCTTCATCGTAATAACTAAGTTTCATGTTCTTCCGGTACTCCATGTCATATGTCACACCGGCCTGTAGTTTGTCCGTTCTCAGGATCCTCGCAATCGTGGGAACCCTGCCGGCCTCATCCTGGTCAACGTACTCATCGAGGTTTTTCATGGCGGTTTTGAAGTCCATATGCTCGAATTTCCTGCTCCA